CCCGCCGACAGGTTGATCATGTTGTGCGTTAGCTTAGGCTCTTCAATTAAGCTGTCTGGCGTTGTCATACCAATCGCGTTGACATGATTTGTAAGCTCAGAGTCTCTGCTCTCTTCGCTCATGTCTAAAACGCTGTTGGTAGCAGAGCCTGGCACCATGTATGGAGAAGGTATAAGTGCCATTAGTGGCCATACCTCCTTCTTCCGCCAGCAATGCGGTAAGAGGCCTTGACGCTCTGCAGCTTAATCTTCTGGCTCCTGATTTGTATGTGTCCAAACAGCATGTAAGAAAAGCACTCTCCCCTTACTGAATCACTTGTAGCAATAGTCGAAACTTCTTCGTCATCAATTAGGTAATTGCCTGCTGTAGCATTTCCGCTGGCCCCATACGTGAGATTAGCGCCAAACACTTCGTTGACAAGTGCAGTCCCAGACTTAACTCTTGTTCGTATGCTGGACTTGTTTGTTATGCGTTCAATCGCATCCGCATTGGTTCCAGAGTAATCTATGATTTGGCTCATCCAACCTTTGCGGTCTGAGGACAGGACAGTATTGTACAGCCCTGCATCCCAATCCTCTACAGCATAGTCTGCAGCCAACCCAGGCCCCCTAGACAGCATTAGCGTGTATAGACCACGAGCAAGAAACCTGTCCTGGTCTCCCATTCCAAGGTTAGTGCTTTTATACGCCCAGTCAACAGGCTGCACCACTGAGTTCTGATATCGCTGGTCGTTTGTGCCTAGAAACATCTTATCCCAAACAAACACGATTGGCTTAAACGTAGAAGCTCCATCGTCAAAGTCATGGTCTCCAGCGCTTGTGCTCGGCACAAGACCCATAGAATATATAGAATCTGTCAGGTTTGCTTTCTTTAAGGGCAAGAAAAGCAACGGTGTAACCCTGTTAGGGGTTGCGTTTATTGTATCTGTTCCTGACGAGTTAAACTGAATAATTATTTGATTGCCAACAGCTTGCACTTTTTTGCCAGCAACACCACCACCATAGCCGTAGCTTGCTTCAACAAAAGCGCGCTCATTTGGCAGCATAAAATCAACATCGTTTGCAGTTGATTGGTACAGTACGGCCTGCCAGTTCGTATTGTTGTACGTCATGGTAGAGGTCCACGTTGTAACTCCGCTTGCTGCAAGGCCTGTTGGCATTATTGCATAGACAGGAACAACATACACGGCGTCCGCGTCTGTAAGTGTAGCTTGAGCACCCCTAAACTTATACCCAGCCCCTAGCTTAAATGGTTTTCCGTAATACAGAAACGTGTTGGCGGTAGCCGCAGCAGCCACCGTTGCGTTGTACTCGAATGATCCCGCAGCCTCTCGAAAGTCTTCATTATCGACACTTCTGTCTAGTGCCCCACCTCTTCCATACTCCATTAAGTAGTAAGAGTTTGTAAGGATGTCGATATTTGACGAGCTTGCATCGTTTATAAGCTGCTGGTCTGGGCTGCCTACCATATACATAGCTGTTGGCGTCGAAACAATCCAAGGGCTTGTAATGTTTTGCGTAACACCAACCTCGGCTGAGCCAGCATTAGAAAACGCTACCGACTCGTAAGTCCATATAGACCACTTACCGCCAGAATAAACTAAAGAGGCGTTGTTACCTGGAAAAGTTGCAACAAGAGAGTCGAACTTGCTGCAATAAGTTATGTTCGCGTTCTTTAAATCAGCTTGCAACGTCGTTTGAGGCTGAATGTTCGCGTTATTCATCATCCCGCTTTTAGGATAGTAGCTTGTCAGCGGGTTGGTTACGTAATCCGTAAAGAACCTTTCGACAGGATCTCCTATTGGCTCTATCTGAAAGTTTCCTGCCGTAGAAAAGATCCCGTTTTTAGAAATCCAAGCTACCCTTCCCTCTAGTTTTGTAACAGACGAAGGATTTACACAACCAGTTGACCTTGATATTTGAGTAAACTGACCGCCAGACTTAATCGCAGTATTACCAGCCGTTCTGTAGATAAACATCTCAGACTCTGTGAAAACAATGATGTTCCCTAGCTGCTCTTCAATAGCTGTTATTTCTTTATCACAAGGCACATCGACGTAGTTTGACGCTATGATTGATGCAGGCAAGTTTACATCAGTGAAGTAAAGCCTTCTTTCGCTGGCGTACACCACCGATGGGCCTATTGATGTTGCATCAACAAATGGCGGTAGTGTGCTGTTTGAAAAGTAAGGAAAGCCCTCGCCTATGCCGGGAGTGAATGAGAGCTTTTGAACCCTGCTTGATTCAGAGTACTTGCCTATTGCACCGATAGCCGCGCTTGTATCAACCTGGGCAGACCTTGGGGTTAGGGGGTGCCTGTAGTGCGTTGGGTAATATATCCAAGTGCCTAGGCCTTTGCCGCCAAAAATTAACGCATCGGCAAACTCATGGAAAAATACGGGATTATCATCCGTAGCTTTGACCCAGCCTTGCCGGTCTCTGTCAGAGGCGGTTTCGTAATGCCCGTGCCAGTCAGCCATACTTTGGCCTACGTGTTCTTGACTCAGCTGCGTTGCTGCACGAGCCGTTTGGTTGTTGGCGGTATGCGTATAGAGCGCCTCTTCCCAGTGCGTTCCATCAGTAACGTCATCAATATGAACAACCGCAACCATTTCATTAAAGTTATTGTGCCATGTCTCTGTATTGGCAGAATTTACCCTAGCTTTAAAAATGGATATAATTTGTTTGTGACCAAAATTTGTATGCATAACTGTCGAGCCCATGTGCTCAACAATTCCTGACTCAACAGTCTGGTATGAACTAAACGGCATGTTTAACGATGTGGTTCGTTGCGACACCTGCCCAAACCCATCTCTTACTTCCCATGCCCCATTCCTGTGAATAAGGTTTAAGGCGAAGCTAGCATTGCTAGGCGCTCTATTGTCTACACCCTCTTTGAGAATTTCGACTTCTTGTGAGGGTACGGCCATTAGAAGTCCTCGTAGCTATCCATGGTTCGCTGTATGTAGTGCGATGCATCTACATTTCTATCCACGATGTAACCTGAAAGCTCTTGCTCTCGCTTAGCAAGCTGCATCATTAAAGGCTTGTTTACCGACACATCTCTAATCTGATATTGCATAAAAGCGTATAAGGCGATCATGTCATGAAACTGAGCCATGTCATCAATGAACGAACCGGTTGCCCAGTTTGTGTCTTGTTCTGGGACATAAGTTACAGTTACCGTAGAGTCTACGTTTTCGCTAAACGCTAGCGTCGTACTTATTAGGGTGTACGTCTGGTAAGTATTCGGCAGGCTTTTTAAGCTTGCTGCACCTTTGTATTGAAACCCCTGGTACGTATTTGAATCGCTTTTGGTCCGTACATTAACTAGGTCTACCATCCGCCTTTGTGTTGGAGGGACGCTCCCCCCTAATACAATAACTGGGTTTGTTGCTAGGGCTAGATCGTACTTGTCACCTGTAATGGCTATGTCTACTTCAATTGCATACGTGTATGGAGAAAGGGCGGTAATCTTTCTCCTAAACTCTGCATATCCTTGTTTTAGATACGACTGAACGTTTGCATCAGACAAGAACGTTTCGTCTGGCTCATCGCAATACGCTCTAAACAAAGCCTTAACTTCAGAAACCAGCATTAGAGTTGCCCTCCAAAGGGTGAGATGGTGGCCTCAGTTCCTGCGGCCATCCTGCTTACAGAGTCTTCAACCGCAGTCGCTTCTGATGCATTACGCACAGCCTCTCCTGCAACCTGCTGCTCTGCGCCATCAGACTGCGGGAGTTGCGTTTGACGCGCTGTTTGTTGCGCCCCTGTTCCTGGCATAACCTCCCGAGGGAACACTTTGCGCTGCTGCATCATAGCATCGTAGACTTGCTGCCCTTTCCCAAATGACACAATCGAAACGTATACGTCGCTGACGTAATTCTGTCGCTCTTCTGGCATTCCGTAGAACTCTTCGCCCTGCATGAAGTTTTTGAATACTTTCTCAAGTGACGCCAAGTCATCTGTGGAGTAGACCTCGAGCCCATCTCCTGACTTAACTCCTTCAAGTATTGACTGTGCATGAGAGAGGGAGCGAACTTTATCGCTAACCTGTGCATTGCTTGTTCGGAAGGAAAGCTCATAAAGGGCTGTGTCTTTGTCGATAAGGCCAAGGTTAAACATCTCCATAACCTTTGCGTCTCGATCGTGCGCCTCTTTCCTAAACAACGACCCTGCCTGAATAAAGACTTCTGGGTCTCCGGTCAGGTCTTCGCTTTGGATCTCCCTGTGTATAACGCCGCCATACTCGTCCATCATTCGGATGTACTTTCCTTCGGTGTAGTAAGCCTTTGCATACAAAACGACAGTTTTTGCCATGTTGCGAACAGCGTGCTCAATAAACGTTTGCGTGATTTCTAGCTGGCTTAAGTCTTTCTTAGCTAGCACATCAATCGCTGCGCCAGAGCTAACATTAACTGCACGTCGCCCTAGACTCACTGAGTGGATGCCTGCTACGTCTCCCATCTCAGACTGAATTCGGCTCATGTTATCCATGATGTACCCAGGCAAAGGTGCAGGGACCATCATTTCTGGCTTCCCTCCTGTAGCATTGTAATAGATTTTTTCGCCTGGCCGGTCTGTAAAAGAGTTTGTGGGAACTCCTGCGGTCTTAGGTATAAGTATTTTTGGGTTAGCCATTAGTTCAGCATTCTGAATTACTTGGCTACGCGCCTTATTGTAGAACCATTGTAGGTCCACTAGTGGCTCAATTAAGCCTATGCCCCATAGCCTGGTGGGTATAACGGTATACCGTATAATTTGAATGGGGCATGGATCTGTAAGCGCATCCTCTTCCTTGAAGAGATACGTGTTGCCCATAATAATTGCGTGCCTTCCATCGCGCCAATAGATTTCAAAAAGCTCAACACGGTTAGCTGGCACTTTCGTGCCGTTCTTGCCGTCGTTTTGCGTTGCCGTTATTGCGTCTGAAATCTCTTTCTTTTTGTCTGGGTAGGCTTTCTTTAGCGCCTGCTTAGTGTGGTACGTCCTTACTGCAGTCCAGTCTGATTCTTCTGGTGTGGTAACGTCTTTTTCAAAAAAGATGTCGTACGCACTATGGGCAGTTGTGGTTATCCTGTCTTTGCTAGGATCGTAATACGTATGCAGAGCACACGTCCCCATAGACAGAAGGTAAGAAAACGCTAAAGATAGCGTTGACTTTACGTCGTCAGCATTCCAGTGGTACTCAAGAAAAAGCTCAGTAGACTTTGCTTTTGTTACATCATCTACCGATGGCGTTGCAGGTATTACAGCAACTGCTGGATAGTTTACGCTCAACCTAGACAGGATGTTCCTGTACATGTTCAGCAGTAGGTTTACGGTTGCATGGGTGTTGCCACCTGACCGAGGGCGCACAAGCTCGTACCGACCAAGGTTTACGTCAAAGGATAGCCATTGGTTTCCAGAAAGAAACAAAAGCGCTAAATCCCAAGCGCGCTTGCTATCTTTTTTTGCTGTATCGCCATCACCTATGCGCGAACGCATATCGCCTGGAAACGTTTGTTCTTCAATCATTTATTGTCTCCGAGCTAGTCAAAAAGACCGCCTAGTGCTCCACCTAAAGCCCCGCCTGCTGCAGGCCCTGCTGGGGTAAACGCACCGGCTATGCCACCAATAAGCGTTCCGATTCCAGAGCCTAGGTTTCCGCTTTCTTCTTTCGTTGCACCAAGCTTTCTTTGTGCAGCATGTTGCATTAAATTCTGAGCCGTAACATGAGGAGCCTGCCTAGCAGGCCTTCCCGGCTCTGGCGGCGGCGGCTGTATCGTCATGGATTGAGGAGGGACCATCGATTGGTACGCTGGCTGCTGTTGCGTCTGCATAGCCTGCGAGGCACCTTTAGCGATTTGTTTTGTCATGCCAAGGTAATCTGGCTCAGACAATGCGCTTTTTGCCACCCCAAACGCGTCTCCAAGAGAACCGGTCAACATAAGCTACTCCTTACCAAAAAGAACAGAAGGCGGGTACTCGTAGGCTAAAGCCTCGGCCTCTTGTTTCTTTCTATCATGGCGAAGCCTCATGTGTTCAGCAATTTTTTGCAGAAGAAACACATCGA